GCGTTGGCTTCATTTCTTCATGTTATTTGTTCCTGTCATGGGTCTGTGGACTTCCAGCATTGGTATCATTGGTCTTGCCCTTAATCTACGTGCTTATGATTTTGTAAGTCAGGAGATTCGTGCTGCTGAAGACCCTGAGTTTGAAACCTTCTATACAAAGAACATCCTCCTTAATGAGGGACTTCGAGCGTGGATGGCTCCAGTAGATCAACCACACGAGAACTTTGTGTTCCCAGAGGAAGTCTTGCCTAGAGGTAATGCACTATGATATACTAGGAGGGGAAACCCTCCTTTTTTATGATTAGTTTAAAAACAATTCATGAATTAGTAGATATACTAGAAAATATTGATCCCAATCTATCCAATAAATTTAAAAAAATAAAAACACCAATTAATTTTTTTGATGTACTAAACATATTTGGATATAATGAGTTACCAAAAATAATAGTATATAAAGATACTAATATAAAAATAGAAATATGTGATGAAGAATTTCATTTGTTATTATCTAATAATAGGTGGATGACATTTTCTCCTTATACATTCGAGCAAATATTTGAACTATACTCTCATTATTCTTTAGCTGAAGGTCATTGTATTTGCACTGGACTAGGATTTGGATTAAGAGAAAAATGGTTACTATCAAATAAAAAAGTTTCTAAAGTAACAGTTTTAGAAAATAGCAAAGAGATAATAGAATATCACAAAAAGGTAAATCCAAACCTAGTAGAACAAATTGAAATTATTAATTGTAATGCTTCTGAATTTAAAGGAAAATGTGATACTTTATTATTAGATCATTATGAATATGAATCTACATTCAATCTAAAAACTTTTTCTGATTTTGATAATATAAAAATTTGCTCAGAAAACATAGATCACAAAAAACTATGGTTTTGGCCAATAGAGGAGATTATTTCTAGAAATGATTTAGCAGATGAATATGCAACATATCAACTCTTAAGAAAAGAATATCAAACTCTACCTAATATAGAAAAAGATAAGTTGATTTCTTATTGTAAAATATTTAATTTTTTTAGTCGATGAATATGATTAGTTCAGAAACTCCATATAAATTAGCAGAAATCATACGAGATACTTGGCCACAACTTTATTTTAATAATAAATACAATACAAAAAAAATTACAAAGGAATTGAAGAATATGGAAATTAAGAAGAATGTTTTTGTAGTTTATTCTAAAGATGGATGCCCTTGGTGTGTAAAGATTAAACAAGCTCTAGAGCTTGCAGAAGTTACTCATGTTGTATATAATCTAGATGAACATTTTACTAGAGAGGATTTTTACAAAGAGTTTGGTGAAGGTTCAACTTTTCCTCAAGTAATGATAGACGGAACTCCAATTGGTGGATGTTCTGATACTATTAAATATATGAAAGAGCAAAAAATCGTTAACTTTTAATGGAAAATAATTTTAAAAATTTAGAAATTTTTTTTGATGTAGAAAAAGCTATTGATTATGCTTTTGAGGGTAGATTCGTTCTTAATTTTTATGAATATTTAAAAGTAAAAGAATCTAAGAGAAAAGATGTTGAAGAATTTTTGAATAGTACTTGCTATAAAAACATAGTAGAGATTGTTAAAAATCTAGAAGAATATCTAGAAGGTGGATCAGATAATGCACATAAACAATTAAGGGAGGCATATGGACACATCTCTAAACCAGAAGCGAGGAAAATTAAAAATTACTTAATTGAAATTTTAGAAGATTCGGAAAAATATTTAAATGATAAAAGACCAGGAAGGAAAAGAAAACAAACTAAATAAGTCAGATCTCCAAATCAACAGGGGATTTGAGTTGATGTTGAGAACTACTAACAGAGGAGGAGATAAAAAACCAAAGACTTTCGAAATAAGTTTTGGTAAAATGTTTAGTCTCTTTAAAAGAGAAATACATTTTAACTTAAACTTCTTCTTAAATATAACCCAAAAACAATAAGGGAGAAAAACCATGTTAGCAGTAACTCTCACTTTAGGTACACTAATATCTGTAATGTTCTTTTTTGTGGGAGGCGTTATTGGATGGACAGCAAAGCAATATTTGGTAGAAAAAAATTATATTGCATATACTCATCCAGAAATGTTTGACCAAAATGGAAATATAATACCCGACGAAATTTTAGCCGTGAGATTTGAAAACGATTATGACTACAACGAAGACGAAGACGAAAACGAATAGTTCTGTAGAACTTCCACCAAATGCTTTTCAATATGAAATTTTAGAGTTAGTTTCCATTCAAAAAACTAACTCTAAAAAAATTGAAATCTTGCAAAAATATGCTAATGATGCATTGAAAGTTATTCTTGTTTGGAATTTCGATGATTCTGTAATATCACTTCTTCCCCCTGGAGAAGTTCCCTACTCTGGTATTGAAGAACAAACTCTATTGAATGGAAGTTTGAGTGATAATTTAACTAAGAGAGCGAATAATCAATCTCCAGAAACTATTGCTTTTGCTGGTACTGAAGAACGTGTAGATGCTCAGCACACGTCCATAAGATCCGAGTATAAAAATTTTTACAACTTTGTTAAAGGTGGAAATGACAGTCTTTCTTCAATGAGAAGAGAGTTGATGTTTATAAACATCCTAAAAGGATTGCACCCTAAAGAAGCAGAAATTTTGTGTTTGGTAAAAGATAAAAAACTTGCCGATAAATATAAAATATCTCTTGAAGTAGTAAAAGAAGCCTATCCTGATATTACTTGGGGTGGTCGCTCATGAGAGGAGTAGTAGCAGGTAAAAAAATGGAGCAATGGACTCAACAAGAAAAGAAAGAACTTCCAACACAGTATGGATGCGAATTGCTCTTTGAAAGAGCTACCTTAGAACAAGTCAAGGATAAAAGTCTTCCTAGTGATGCGTATATTATTATCTACGAAGTAGATGGAAATTCATATATGGATTTATGTAGAGGAACTAGGGTTAAAATTTTTGATCTTTATTATGATAAGTTTGGTCCTGGGTCAGTTAAAAAAATTGATTTTGGATACGGACGTACTAATCCCAAACTATGGGGATATAAACAACCAGAAAAAAAGAAAAAAAGATGAGTGAAGGTTTTACTAATAAGAAATCTGATAAAAGATCTTACAACGAAGAGGTTCAAGATATTCTAAGAAAGTATAAAAAAATTAAAAAATATATGCGTTCTTCTCTTTTCAATGTTAAAATGATTGATGGTACAGAAAAGATCGTGAGTGAACTTATGAAAGATCAAGGAGCAAATTGAAGAGAAGTGGGAAAGCATTACTTACTTAACTTGTACGGATGCTCGTTTGTCCTTTTGGATGACGAGCGTTGTCTTATTGACTTACTAGAAAACGCAGCAGTTGCTAGTGGTGCTACTGTGATTCAGACTATCTCAAAGAAGTTTGAACCACAAGGAGTTACTGTAGTCTGCTTGCTTTCGGAAAGTCATATCAGTATTCATACTTGGCCTGAGGAAGGTAAAGCAGCAGTTGATGTTTATACTTGTGGCGATTGCAACCCAAAGATCGGGTGTGATATGATCATCCATCAACTTTATGCTCAAGATCATACGCTCAGTTATATTGAGCGTTGACTAAATACACTATATCTGGAGAAGTTTATGCTCTCTACTCAGTATCGTTTACGTCTTGAAGCAATCTGTGAGCGTATTGCAAAAGGCGAATCTGTAGAGCTAAGTGATATGATTTGGGCTGAAAAACTTGCTAAATCAAATCGTTCTGCTGCAACTATTCTGAGGCAGGCACGAAGACGTGCTGCTAATCCTGATATGCAGGAGGGTAGCCTTGATGATTTCATGAATGCTCTGGACCTTGGTGATCCAGATCCTTCAAATCATAGAACTGGATTTTATAGCGCGGATGATATAATTGATTTCTTTTCTGGAGATAAACCAGATGATTGGAGACAAAGGGATTAAAAATTGTATCACATTTTACAAAAAGACTTGTCTATATAGAGGCAATAGGTCTATAATGACCTTACGTTCATCCCTATGGGACGGAAGTAAGCCGACTCGGAACGGATCGTTCATCTATGGAAGCACTCCTTTTAACCTGCCTACAAGCAAATTTTATTATTGGAAGGGTACTTACTCATCCAAAGTTAGATGCCCAACAAAAAAATGATATCGTTTGGGAATTAAAACAAGTAACTAGAAAAGGTTGTTTCATAGACGCAAAAGCCGACTGAAGGAACGCTCTTTAACCACAAAATTAAGGAGAACCCTAATGTCTAAAGTTGTATATCGTGGTGTCGAATACGATACTACAGATCGTCCTAATCAAAATGTAAGACCACCAGCACACGTAGAAATCTATCGTGGGGTTTTATTTTATGTTGATGAAAATGGAAACAAACTCTCTATGGAAAAATCCAAGGGAGGTGCAAAATGAACACTTACTTCGTTCGTTATCTTAAGAAAAAAGCAAAGAAAGAAAATCTTCTTAAAGCTGCACAATTAAATATGGCGAAGCAACCACAGATTGCTTGATCAAAGAGGGGACTTGACTCCCCTCTTTTTTTTGTGTATAATTACCTTTGTCGAGGTTGATTAAATGGATAGAGAGAAGCTTAAAGTAATCATAACTCAGATGGAAACTTTACTTGATGTTCTTAAATCAGAGGTTTACTCTGATCCATCTTCGTACTATAATAATGAGGAGCATATTCCTATTTTGGATTATGATGAAATCTATGACGATGATGATGGTTACCCAGATTAAACATGTATGAAGATTTAACTGCTTTCGAAAGAGCACTTGCTAGGTTTGGAGATAAGGTCCAATATGTAATTGGACTTGAGATTACAAACAGAATGAGTCCTGAAACTGCATATCAGGAAATAAAAGAAATGATGAAGGAACTTAAAAAACTTCGTAAAAAAGAAAAAGAAACTTGGGAGAATGGCGAATGACTCAAAGTGTAAAACTTATTAGTGTAACTCCAGGAGCTGAAAAGCACATGGCGTATTGTGCTCGTGTAAGTAATCCTAATAATCAAGAGAATGAAAATTTTACTGGACTAATTAAGTATTGTATTAAGCATCAGCATTGGAGTATTTTTGAGCAGGCATTTATGACTGTTGAAATTAATACAACACGAGGACTAGCAGCACAAATTCTACGTCACCGTTCATTTACATATCAAGAATTTTCACAGAGGTATGCTGATACTTCCCTCCTAACCGATCATATTCCTGTTCCAGATCTTCGTCGTCAGGATGAAAAGAATAGGCAAAACTCCACCGATGATCTTGAAGGATATCTAAAGTTAACTCTTCAGGGAGAGATTGCTAATCACTTTGCTAACGCGAATGCCCTCTACAAGCGTCTTCTGAACGCAGGAGTTGCTAAAGAATGTGCAAGGTTCGTACTTCCTCTAGCAACCCCTACACGCCTCTATATGACCGGTTCTGTGCGCTCATGGATCCATTACATTGATCTTCGTTCTGCTAATGGAACTCAGAAGGAACATATGGAAATTGCAGAACTTGTAAGGTGTATTTTCTGCTGTCAATTCCCAACTGTATCTGAAGCACTTGGATGGACGCCTAAAGATTATTGCCCAGAATGTGTGGATGCCCCTTCAATAACTATTGAATAAATATAATGTATTAAATTTTTATAAGATGGTTTATGAGAGTATTTCAAAACATTAAACCAGATATAATCGTAGGATTAATTGTAAATTGCGGTGTAGTAGCAATATTTCAAGGTAGATCAGAAGCTGGTCCCAGAGCTCTTGGTAATAGATCCTTGCTTTTTAATCCATTAATGTCTCGTGGTAGAGAGTATGTAAACAAGTTGAAAAAGAGAGAGCAGTGGAGACCTTTTGCTGGAGTAGTTTCTCTAGATGACGTACACGATTGGTTTGATATTGGTAGATTAGATAGTTCTCCTTTCATGACTTATGCAGTCAATGTAAAAGAAAATACTGAATTTAAACTACACTCTATCACTCACAATGATGGAACTTGTAGGATTCAAACTATAACGGAAGAGCAGAATAAGCATTTGTATGCATTGCTTATGACCTTAAAGGATCAAGGTCTTCCTCCTATTCTAGGAAATACCTCTTTTAATCTAGCTGGAGAACCTCTTGTTGAAACATATGATGATGCAATAAATACATTGAAAAATTCAGAACTTGAGTTCTTGTATCTTCCTGAGACAATGGAATTAGTCTACATCGCAAACGAAACAAAATGAAAATATTAGGAATTAACATTTCTCATCATTCTTCATCATGTCTTTTAGAAGATGGGAATATTCTTTACTTTTTAGAAGAGGAAAGAATCTCTAGGATAAAAGAACACTGTTATCTTTGGAATGGTGAGACTGCATTTTTTATTAATAAATTAAAATCATACACAAACCATGTAGATTACATTATCTTTTCCTCTTTTGGTAGAGAAATTGGAGATGATTCTGGTAAGTATTCCAATCATGATAAAGATCCAGACAAATATTTGGTTGAAAAACTTTTAACACAAATCAAAGAGTCTGGTATTGGTGTTGGTGAAGTTGTTTTTAGTAAAAATGAACATCATTTATACCATGCATCAAATGCTTTTTATGGATCTGGATTTGATGATGCAGTTTGTTTGGTGATGGATGGTGGAGGCGCTTTGTATAATGACGAGGATAAATCTTTAGCGCGATTAACTGGCGAAGAAGATCCTTTGTTCCGAGAGATAGAATCATATTATCAATTCTCATACGGACAAGAACCAAAAACTCTTCATAAACACTACACTTATGAAGATGATTTTGAGAAATCATTTGTTTATAAGCATAATGGTAATGTATTTTCTAGTACCAGAAGTAATGGTGGATTATTTAATATTCTAGGGTCTGTTCTTGGTTTTAATTCTGGAGTGGATGCTGGTAAAGTTATGGGTTTATCTTCTTATGCAAAGAAAGAAAAAGGAGATTCTGATAGGTGGTATGAAAACATTGATTGGTTCGTAGAGAAAGAGGGGGAGTGGATAACTTCTGAAAAAGTTAGAATTAAGGATTTTGATGATAACTGCAAGTTTAATAGGTTTAAGTTTGAAGAAGAGGATCTTAGACTAAAATCTAAATTAGCAAAGAAACTTCAAGATGAAACTTTAAATCATACAAATCGATTAATTAAAAAAGCTTTCGAACTATCAGACTCTAAAAATATTGTTCTGTCTGGTGGTTATTCTTTGAATTGCGTAAACAACTTCAAGTATCTTGATTCTTTACCATCGGATGCTAATATTTTTATTGATCCTATTTCTAATGATGCTGGTACTGCTATGGGAGCAGCAAAATATCTGTGGTATAAATTGAGCGGGTCTACAAATAAAAATCCCCTTAAAAATTTATTTTTAGGTTAATATGAATTGTATTGAAGATGTTTCTTATTTTGATGTAATTCAAAAGATCCTAGAGTCAAAGATAGTAGCAATATTTCAAGGAAAATCTGAGGGTGGTCCTAGAGCTTTGGGTAATAGGTCAATACTATTTGACCCAAGAGTGCCTAATGGAAAAGATATTGTTAATACTGTAAAGAAAAGAGAATCATTTAGACCTTTTGCTGGGTCTATTTTGTATGAACATTCTCACGATTGGTTTGATATGTTGGGTTTAGATGAGTCTCCATTCATGACCTATGCTTTTCAATGCAGAGAAGATAAAAAGAAATTTATACCTTCTATTGTTCATGTTGATGGTACATGCAGAATACAGACAGTTAAAAAGAAACAAAATGAAGTATATTATTCTTTAATTAATGAGTTCTATAATCAAACTGGTGTTCCCATACTATTAAATACTTCTTTCAATCTAGCTGGAGAAGCAATGGTTGAAACTCCCGAAGATGCTATTCATACCTTTAAAAACTCAGGTATTGATTTTTTGTATTTTCCAGAAATAAAATGCTTATTGGAGAAGAATAGATGAAATGGACTTTAGGTGTAAGTGTTGCAAACCATGACGCATCAATATGCTTATTGAGAGACCATAAGATAGAACTTTTTCTCCAGGAAGAACGTTCATCTAGGGTTAAGCATGATTCGGATTTACCATTAAAGAGTCTCAATGAAGTAAAAAAAATTACTGATACTATTGATGACTTGGTGGTGGTAAATTGTGATGATGAGGAAAGATTTATTATTCGAAGTTCCTTAGTTAAGATGGGAGTTAAGGTTTTAAATTTAACTGACTGGGGAGGTAAGTTTCATCACCTATATCATGCTGCTTCTGGATTTTATCATTCCGGTTTTAAGAAAGCTTTCTGTTTGGTTATAGATGGATGGGGAACATCTACTACTGTTTCTATTGATAGTGAAGATGGAAAGATAGAAGGATTTGAAACTACTTCTATCTTTACAGCAGAAAGCACAGGTCAATTTAATTTGTTATATAAGCACTTGCATTATGATCCATCAAAAACTGATGTTCTAGCTACAACTTCAGTCGATCCAGAAAAGTTTTTGCGTAAAGATAGTAGATTTGATGTCAGTCATCGAATAGATATCGGTGTTTTATATGGTACAGTAACTTCACATGTTGGTTTCGATCCAGTTGAAGGTGGTGGAAAGTTGATGGGAATGGCTCCATATGGAGTTGATGATGATAGCATTCCGCCATTTTTTATTAATGAAAAGTTAGATGCTAATATGAATCTGTTTACAAACAGTAGAATTCTTGATATTTTTTCATACCCTCATTTGAAAGCATATAAAAATAATTTTCAAAAAAAGGCTAACCTAGCATACGCAGCACAGAAAGCATTAGAAAAAAAGTTTGAGCAGAGAGTCAATTTTATTCTTAATAATTTTAGAACAGAAACTCGTGACTATTTTGATGATGATAAAATAAGAATTGTTATTAGTGGAGGTTGTGCTTTAAATGTTGTTGGTAATTCTTATCTGAAAGAAAAGTTCCCAACAGTAGAGTTTTACATT